TTATGGCTCAGGTCTTCCTGGAATATGGGGAGGTGGTGGTGGAGCTACTTCACCAAATCAATTTCATTTAGGTGGTCAAGGTGGTCATGGTGCGGTGATATTATCATGGTCATAAGATTACTATTAATATTACTATTACTTATATTTCAAGGTTGTAGTTATCTATCACATGATGCTTTTGAAGCAAAATGTAACTGTAAAACACAATCTTTTGAGTGTTACCACAATGGTTACAAACTTGGCATCGACCAAAATCAATAAAAAGGAACAATTATGGCTTTAGAACATATACAAACAAACGGAACAGAGAATGGATTAACAGCATCCAACAAAATAAATTTAGGTTTCACTCAATGTGACCAAAATGCAGCAGATATTGTTATTTTATCGGATGCTATTTTAGCAAATCAGACACAAATAACAACAAACATCGACAACATTGATGATAATTCTGCTGCAATTGTTGCTTTACAAGAAGCAAAAAATACTCTTGATTATCAGAAGAGAGGCTCAGTATCAAATATTAGTGAAACTTATACAAGATTATGCGATATGGTTACTCCTACAAGGGAAGCAGGAATATATATGGTTGGTATAAGTGGAACTTATACATTTGATCAAACGAATAAATCTGCTTATATTAGATTTAGTATTGATGCTGGTTCATCATGGTTTGAATTCAGAAGAGAACCAAAGGATAATACTGATTCAAATGCAGTTAATTATTTCTTTCCTCTTAATTTTAATGGTGGGAACTTTCATATTATTGTTGAAGCAAGAAAAGAAGATTCAAACGGAACATTAGACTTTCAGTTTATTGATGTGACATTCGATTCTAAGAGAAATGCTAACGAAATTCCATATCCATAACATAAATAAGTCTCTAAGGAGGCTATTATGGAACAAGAAGTAAAACCAACCAATAAACAACAAGAAATGTTATCATCAAGTGCATTTGAGTTGTTATGGTATGGTTCAAGAGCAGGTGGTAAATCATATGCTACCTATTTTGCCCCATTATACTACATTCAATACTCTGATTTCACAGGATACATACTAAGAACATCTTTTACGGATTTAAATGATTATTTGCTTTCAGCAAAGAGATTTTATGAACCTTTAGGTGGTAAAGTAACAATGGGTGGAAACCCAAAGATTGTATTCCCATCAGGAGCAACATTATTCGTATCTTATCTTAAAGATAGTTCATCATTAGAGAAAATCAAAGGGAAGAACTTACAGTTGATTATCTTTGAAGAGTTAACTCAATTACCATCAGAAGAGTTATATGAGAAGATATTAGCAACACTAAGATCAACCAATCCTAACATAAAACCACAAATGATAGCAACAACCAATCCAGACGGCGTAGGTGCACGATGGGTTTATGATAGATGGGATATTGGGAACGAAGATAAAGAAGGAATTGAATGGGAAACAGAAGAAGGAACTTCAAGACAATCAATCAAATCTGGTGTAATAGATAACCCATTTATTATGGATAACGACCCTACTTATTACAACTATTTAAAGGGTTTAAAAGGCAATCTTTACAAACAATGGTTCCTCGGAGAATTTGTATTCACTGCTGACAAATCTCAATATTATCATCAATGGATTTTAGATGCTGAAAAAGAAAATAGAATACACGATTTTTACATCGAACCAACTTTACCTGTTTATACTGCTCATGATATTGGTATTAATGATAGTTGGAGTATTGTATTTTGGCAACAATTAGGTCAAGAGATTAGAATTATTAACTACTATCAGAATAATAATCAAGGTGTAACCCATTATATTGATGCATTACACGATTTTAGGGATAAGTATCATATCAATTACGGTATTCACTTTGGACCTCACGATGTTGAAGTAAGAGAACTAAGCACTGGTGTTTCAAGAAAACAAACATTCGCTAAGATGGGTTTAACAATGGTGGTTTCACCAAATGAATCAATACAAGAAGGTATTAATGCTGTTAGAATGATGTTACCAAAGTGCCACTTCCATAAAACAAACTGTAAAGAACTGATTGAATATTTGAAGATTTATAGGAAAGAGTTCAACGAAAAAACACAGAACTTCACAAACACACCTTTTCACGGTCCAGAGTCACACGCTGCTGATGCATTTAGATACTTTGCTTTAAATGCGAGAGATAGAAGTAATGACCACATGATGACATCAGGTCAAATGCAAGTTTCGTACACATAGGAGAAAACAATGTACACATTAGAACAACCACAACCAGACGATATTCCAGTATTAGTTGATATGTATCAAGATTTATTAACACACGCTTATCCAGATAGAGAATTAGCAAGTAAATTAACCCTTTATAAGATAGTTTTATCCTGGTTTAATGATGATGATAGAATTAGAGTTGTAATTAAAGATAATATGATAGTTGGATTTTCATTAGCAAGATTTGAGAATGCTGGTGGAGCAACAGAGATGGTTATTAATGCTGATATAACTTATATCTACGCTCCATTCAGAAAGACAAAGGCTGCTTTCTTACTATATAATGATTTAGTTGATTATGCAAAAAGATGCAATTTAATCATAATGAGTACATCAACACCAGAATCAGCACCAATTGTTGAGAAAAGGTGGAATACTAAGACAACTTTTCACCATATTGAAACAACAATCACTAAATCATAAAAACATATAAATAATCTTAAAAAAGGATAACATCATGGGTAAGAAATCAGGATACCACGGACCATCAGCTTTAGAGTTAGCAAACCAAAGAGATGCTTATAGGAAAACTTGGGATGCAGAAGCAAAACAAAAAGAACTTGAAGCACTTGGTAAAGAAAAAGCAGAAGAAACAAGACAGGCTAGAAACGAACTTCAAAACAGAAAGGGAATGAGACAATTATTGGCGGATAATCAAAGAGGTTTTACATCTGATACACCATCAAAAGACCAAAATTCCCTAATTGATTTTACAGGAGAATTATAATGATTACTAATAAAAGAATTCCACAAATAGACGGTATGAATATTGATGAAGCCCACAAAAAAGGTGCAGCAGATACAGGTCCAACTCAAGAACAAATCGCTCAAACTAAAGCTTGGGAAAAGCAAATTTGGGATTTGGAAGATGCTCAAAGAAGATACAATGATGCTGTCTCAAAATATAATACTGATTATGATGATTATACTAAGAAACAATCAGCAAAGAAAGGTTCATTATATGATTTAGTAGGCTCAAATACAGATACAGAAGATGAAACTCCCCCTGATTATGCATACCGGTTAAAAACACCAGTTACTCCTACATTGGCAGGATGGAATGCAGCAATTGCTGATATTGATACTCAAAGAAAACAATGGGAACCAAAACCATATGAAGATAGAGAAGCAACTGTTAAAGATAGAAAAACATTTAAGTCTCCTACAAGAGGATTAATGTCACAAAATCAAGGAACATTATCATGAGTTCAACAAGAGAAGCATTGGAGATTTTAGCCCTTATTATTAAGGTGAAAAAAGTGTTAAAACAGAGTTTTGGTGTTATTCCAGATGTAAAGGATTTAAAGCAGTCAGAACCATATGTAAAAGGAAATAATTATGACTAAATTTAGAGTATTTAATCACCTATTCATTAGGTGTGTGGATTGCAACAAATTAACAGAGATTATGCCAGGAGATTATACTGAAATAGTATCTTCTTGTGATTGTAACAAACCAAAACAAAAAAGAACAAGGAAAACTAATGTCAAATCAAAAAAAATATCAAAAGATTAGTAAAAGAGTTGATAGTTTAAGAAGCATCAGACAAAATTGGTCTTCGTATTTAGATACCATCTATGAATATAGTATGCCACAAAGAAATACTTGGACTAATTATGCAGCCGGTCAAAAGAAAGATAACCAAGTATTTGATTCAACTGCTGTTATTGCAACAACAAATTATGTATCAAGAATTCAAACTCTATTAGTTAAACCATGGACCAAATGGTTTATATTAGAAGCAGGTTCATCTGTTCCAGAAGGTGATAGAAAAGCGATAAATGTGGAATTAGAAGAAGTATCAAATACAATCTATGATGAATTAAATTATTCTAATTTTTCTGAACAAATTTCAGCAAGTTTCTTTGATTTAGCAGCAAGTACTGGTGTTATTATGATTAGAGAAGATTCAAGACCAAATTCAGACAGTAATCTATTATTTGAATCAATTCCATTAGCAGATGTTATGTTAGATACAGCATCAGATGGAGAAGTAAAAACAGTATTTAGAGATATTAATATTGAAGTTGGTAAAATCAAAAATAAATGGCCGAAAGCAAAATTAACAGATGATATGAATAATATGATTGAAATGGATGATAACCAAAAAGTTGATTTAGTAGAAGGTGTTATTTTCCAAGAGAAAGATTTAGATTATAACTTTGTCTTATATGAGAAGGGAGAAGAGAATTTCCTTATTGATGAGGTTATTGATGAAAGCCCTTATATTGTTTTTAGAGAGTATGTAACACCTGGTGAAACATATGGTAGAGGAAGATTGATGACTGTATTTTCAGATATTAAATCTGCTAATAAAATCAAGGAATTAACATTAGGTGCAGCCGCTATGAGTATATCTGGTGTTTATACAGCAGTATCAGATGGAATATTTAATGTTAATAATGCAAGATTTGCTCCTGGTTCTGTTATTCCTGTTACATCTAATGGTGCTAATCCTACTTTGGCTCCTTTAAGTAATGCTTCAGATTTAAATGTTGCTAATTTTGCTTTACAAGATTTAATTGAGAATATCAATACAGTTATGTTAACGATGCCTTTAGGGAAAATCAATGATGTTAAGGGTAGAACAGCAACTGAAATGAGTATCAGACAAAATGATTTCTTACAAACTTCTGTTGCAGGATTTAACAGATTACAAACAGAGCTATTGAATAAGATAATCAAGAAAACATTAGCAGTACTAAAGAAAATGGGGAAAGTTGAACCTATTGAGATTAATGGTAAAGAAGTTAAAGTTAAATACACTTCTCCTATTGCTCAATTATCTGGTGATGAACAAATCCAAAAAATCAGAGTATTCCTTGAATTAATGCAGGGTATGCCAGAAGAAGTACAACATACATTGATTTCATATGAAAATATCCCTCAAACGATATTAGATGATTTAGATTTACCTGAGAAATTTGTTAGAAGTTCTCAAGAAGTTGATAACATATTACAACAACAACAACAAATGCAACAACAACAAATGCAAATAGAACAAGCAAAAGCAGGTATGGGTCAAGAAGGACAACCAACCCAATAAATACCAATTTTGTATCAAAACCTACCAATTTCGCTTCTTTTTTGAGTTTTTAACATAAATAAAAGTCAAAAGGAGTGAAAATGAGAACAAAAACAAATCTTACTCATGAAGAATATCTTAGTTTAATCTACCAAGTATTCACTACCAGAAAAGGCAAATTATTGTTAGAAATATGGACAGACCAATTCCTGTACAGGAAATCATACCAGGATGGTGATGATATTGGAAGCGTAGCATATAGAGATGGTGAAAAAGGATTCATCTTATCAATAATCAATTTAATTGAACAACAACAAGAAATCAACAAAGGACAATAAAATGGAAGAAACAACTTCAACAGAAACAGCAGCACCAGAGGCAACAGAATCAACAGAAACAGTAACAGAAACAGCAACAGAAGAAAACTCTTATAATGCAGATTATAAAGACGATTATTCAGTTAATTCTCAGGGAACAGAAGAAGAAAATCAATATACTGAACCAGAAGTTGATTATTCAGAAGATGAAATCAATAGTGCTATGATGGAGTATTTGAAAGATAACTATGAAATCCCAGAGAAATTTAACGATATTGGTGCTTTAATAAACTCATATAAACATTTAGAAGGTAAAATCGGAAACTTAAAAGGAGCTCCTGAAAATTATGAGATAGATGCAGAAGTATTCGATCATTATTCAGATAGTGTATTAAATGGAGTTGCAGCAACTGCAAGAGATTTAGGTTTAGATAACGAGGGTTTAAATAAGTTATTATCTGTTGCTCAACAAAATACAGTTCAAGAACAAGAAGCAAATTGGGCTATTGAAAAACAAAAGATGGGACAAAATGCTGAAAGAGAGATAGCAGATGCTGTTCAATTACTGAATGCTAATTTCACACCAGAAGTTTCAGAAACAATTCAAGGGATGATACAAACTGCTGACCAATTCTATGCAATGAAAGAATTATTAGGTAACAGCAAATCAAGTGCTCCTGCTCAAAATACAAATGTAGTTAATCAACCATCTGAGTCAGATGTACAAAAGATGTTATATGCAAAAGATGATTATGGTAACTTAAAAATGGAATCAGATAGTGCTTATGCTGCTAAAGTTAATAGAATGATGCAAGATTTATGGGTTTAACTTAATTAATATTACATTTACTTATAAATAATATTACAAACAAACCCTTTATGGATAATTTGTTATTATAATAACCGATAATGTTGGAAAGACCCAAAAGGACAATCTAAAGACATAATCACCAAAAAAATTAAAAAAAAAGGATAAAACAAATGAGTAAACATTTATCTGCTGTTGCAGCAAAACTTTATGATACAGCTGTAAAACAAGCTTATCAGGACACACAAAAACTTAGAGGTACTGTTTATACAAAAACAGCAAAAAACTCAAATGAGATTAAATTTAGAACAATGGGTAAAGGACTTGCTACCGAAGCAATTGCTCCATCTGCTGATGTTGTTCCAATGAATGTAGAGCATAACTTAGTTCCTTGCCCATTAACAAATTGGAGAGCTGCAGAATATACAGATTTATTCAACAATGCAGATGTTAATTTCTCTGAAGTTAATGAATTAGGTGAAGTTATCGCTAAAGCACTTGGTAGAAGAAGTGACCAATTAATTTTAGATGCTTTAAATGCAACTACAACTCCTGCTGTTGGTGCAACTGGTACAGCATTATCTATTGATACTATGTTAGCGGCTAAAAGAGCATTAGATGCAAAAGGTGTTGAAGCTTCTGATAGATATTTTGTTATTGAATCAAAAGGTATGGAAGACCTATTAAAAACTACTGAAGTAACATCTGTTGATTATAACTCTGTTAAAGCGTTAGTTTCTGGTGATGTAAATACATTCTTAGGATTCAAAATCATCCAAATCGCTGATAGAGAAGAAGGTGGTATATCTGATGATGGTACTGACTTTAAAGGTTTTGCTTATCACAAAAGATCTGTTGGTTTTGGTTTAAATATGGACATTAAAACGAGTTCAGATTGGATTTCACACAAACAATCTTGGTTATCTGTTGGTAACTTAAAAGCTGGTTCTACTTTAATCGACAATGACGGTATAGTGCCCGTTATTTATTCGATTTCTTAAGGAGTAACTCATGGCATTTCTTAGAACAAACTTAACTGGTGTATCTGGAGTTGGATCTAATGGTCCTGCTCTTTATACTTATTTCGGTGTTGAAGCAGACTTAACTGTTGAGAACTTAAAATCAACTAATATTAAACCTAATGACATTATTATGTTATTTGATGGTGTTAATGCTGTTGTAACAAAAGGTGTTGATTCAACTTTTGCTTTAATCTAATCGGATGGGCTTTGCCCATCTTCCCTCAAAAACTCCCTTTACTTTTCAATCCTTACTATAAATACATTTAAATACAAATAAGGATACAAATATGGCTTTCAATAAAAAATATTTTAATGGTAATATTGGTGTTGGTTCAGATGCTCCAACCGTATTTACTGTAACAGTACAAGATGATGAAGCAACATACGGTGCAAATGGATATTTCAATGCAGTACAAGATGAATTAGAAGTAGGTGATTTACTTATGATTTATTCAGAACCAACTCAATACCATGGTTGGGAATTCGTTAATGCTACTCATCCAGAAGTAAAAACGACTAAAATAATAGGAGCATAATATGATAGACAGAAAATTAATTAGTGGAAATGTGGGTGCAGCAACATCAACTTTTCATACAGCAAAATATGAAGGTGCTTTAGGTGATATTAGTGCTCCTGGGTTCTTTGGAGATACTGTAAAACCAGGTGATACATTGTATGTTTACCTTGAATTAAGTGGTGGTGGATCAGGCATTTTATGTTATGTAACAGGAACACTTGGACAACCAGATACTTATATAGTACATAAAAAATATTAAGGAATAATTATGGCATTTGATAGAACAAAATTAGCGGCTGGATTTGGTGGAGGTAATACTTTTCAAGTATTCACTTATACATCTGATGTAGATGATAAAGCAACAATAGCACCAGATACTTATTGGGAAGATGAAAACGGGAAATTAATGGATAATTTCTTCAAAAATGGAGATGTGATATATTTCACATCAGCAGATAATGATATGGGAATTAAATTCTGGTATAATATTGAAGGATAAGAGATGGAAAAGAAAATAGAGATTTGCAGTAATGCATTATTATTATTAGGTCACAAACCAATCTCATCATTTGATGAACCTGGTGCTGGTGCATTATTAGCTAAGCAATTATGGGGTTCAACATATAGGAATTTCTTATCTATTAATCCTTGGTCTTTTGCTAAGAAATATATTATATTGAACAGATTAGTAGATAAACCATCTAATCCAAATTGGCAGTATCAATTCCAATTACCTTATGATTTAATTAGGGTTAATACTACTGTTCCTGCAACAGATTATGATATTTTTGAAGATAAGTTATATTCAAACAATACTGAATTAGGGTTGGATTATTTCTACGAAATCAAAGAGGAATTGTTACCACCTCCAGCAATAAAAGCATTAGAATATAATATGGCTGCTGTATTAGCAACTCCATTAACTCTTGATGCAACAAAATTGGAACTATATCATAAACTGTATTTACAACAATTACAAACTGCAATGAGTACAGATGCTCAAGGAAGACCTTTACCAGGATTTACAAGCACACCGATTACAGATACAAGATACAATTAAGGATAAAATATGAAAGCAAAAACAAAAACTGTCCAAAATTCATTTATTTCAGGTGTATTTAATGATAAAGCGTTTGGTAGAACTGATATTGGTAGGTTTCATAATGCTGTAGCAGAAGCAAATAATATGGTTCTTGCTACAACTGGTGGTATGTTTAAAAGACCTGGGTTTGAGTTCGTTAATATTACTGAAGCACCAATTAATCCTGAATTATCAGAGGATTATGGAATAACGAGAATTATAGATTTTGTTTTCAATACTGACCAAAAATACTTGTTTCTAATGTATGAAGGATATATATTCATCTATCATGTACCAACAAGAGAACAAGAGAAAAAAGGTGTTGAAGCTTTAACTGACCCTTTTGCCGTCTTGAAAGTTCCTGAACTAACATCAAAGATAATCAAAGATTTGTGTGTTATTCAAAGAGGTGATACAACTCTATTATTTCATACTGAATTACAAACAAGAATTATCTCAAGATTAGGATATGAGGACTTTAGTTTTGGAACATTAGAGATGATTCCTCCTTTAGAAGATATTGAAGACCCTACAACAGAAATGTGGTCAGATACATTAGGTTGGCCCTCATATGGTTCATTCTTTCAAGGTAGATTATTTTGTGCAGGTTCTAAATCATTTCCATTAACAGTATGGGGATCTAAAACACAAGATTATTTTGATTTTCAGATTGCTGTAACAGAAGCATCAGAACCTGGTTCTCCAATAACTGATACTATTGATAGTGATAAGATTAATGAGATAACTGGGATATTTGGTGGTAGATCATTACAAGTATTCACAACAGGTGCAGAGTTTATCAATGGAGCTCAATTAATAACTCCATTAGATAGTGCTTGGATGATACAAACAAGATATGGTTCAAATACAAATGTTGCATTAGATTCATTAGATGGTAGTACATTCTTTATTGATAGATTTGATGCTGTTAGAGAATTCATTTATGATTTTGCTCAAGAAGCACATGTTTCAAATGATTTAACCACTTTGAGTTCTCAATTATTCAATAATCCATTTAGATTAGAAACAATCAAATCTGCTAAAAACAATCTTGGTAGATTTACATATGTTCTTAATAGTGATGGTTCTCTTGCTGTATTGAATTTCAACAAAGCAGAGAATATTATTGCTTGGGTTAGAATGACTTCAAGTATTCCAAGGGGTAAGATTATTGATATAAGTACTGTTGATAATGAACTATATATTTTAGTTCAATCAAACAAACATGTTATATTAGAAAGATTAGATTTACATGATACTATCACATATTATGATGATTTTACTGTATTCTCAGGTTCTGTTCCTCTCCAACATTGTGGTAATTCACCAGTTGAAGATGTTGAATGTTCTGAAACAATAGGTTCTGCTGATGGAACTCAGTTCTATATGGATAAGATTTGGTGTGAAGAGTGTCCGATGTTCTTTGATTTAAATGTTCCACCAATTGATAAACTAACAGGTTTAGAAAGATTTGAAGGTATGAAAATATCATTATCATTAGATTATCTGTATCAAGGTGAATTTCTTGTTGAAAATGGTGAATTACCAATATCAAGACCATTCTCAGTAGCACAAGTTGGATTTAAGTTTAACTCAGAATTAGTTACATTACCTATTACTTCATTACAGAATGAGATTGAATTAAATCATAAAAGGATAATTAAGATACAATTATACATGTATCAATCTGGTGGTTTCTATATTGATGATGAGTTTATCCCTAATGATTATTGGGATATTTCTAATTTTGATACTAAATCATATGAAAAAACAGGCGTTTATGAGTACTACACTTTAGGTTGGGATACTCTGGTTAATTATAGGATACACAGTTCAGATCCATACGGATTTAATGTCTTAAAAACTGGAACATTTGTTGATGTTTCTAATGAATAAATAAAGAAAAAAAGGAGTCAGTTATGAGTTCAGCATTATATGCAATGGGTGCAGCAAAAGGTTTTGGAACACTCTCCAATATTTTTGCTTCTGGTGCCGCAACAGCAGCTAAAAACAGAGCAATAAATGAGCAGAAGTATTATGGTAGAGTTAAAAAATCATTCAATGAAGAGAAACTTAGACTTGATACGAGAAAAATCCAAATGGATTATCTTGATAGATTTGTTCAAAGAGGTGAAGCATACAATAAAGTAAGAAATGTTCAATTATCACAAGTAGGTTATCAAGGTAGAACATTAAATTCATTACAAGGAATTATGGCATCTGATGATGCTAATTTTGAGTATGATAATGAAGTTGATTCACTAAATGAAGAATTAAATCTAATCGAATTAGATTTACAGAATACATATGCTAATTGGAATATTGATAGACAAGCAGAAGAAGCAGAAAATCAAATCAAAGCTAATGTTGAAGCACAAACTTGGGCAACACTATCAGCGATTACAGGTGCAGCATCTACATTTATTGCTGATGATATTAAATATGGTAAAACCGATAAATCTGGTAAAACATCAGGTGGATATACTGGATTTAATTATGGAGGAGAAGCTTAATGGAAGATTATAGATCAGTTGTTAGAAGACCAACATCTAATTATAAAGGTGTTCAACCTAATATTCAAGCACCAAATACAGCAAATAGGGTTAATACACAGATACAAGCAGCTCAAAGTATGGCTAATGCTATCAATCAACCTTTGAATACTGTTGCAGAACTTGCATCTGTTGAAGCAAGACAAAATTCAATAGAAAATGGTAAAATAGAGGCTCAAGAGGGTTTTGGTATTGTTAAGGATTTAATGAAAATCATTGAAGCTAAAAACAAAGATTTGGCTAAGCTAAATGAGTTACCAGATGATGAGAGAAATCTATCAGATAAGGCAGTTCTAAGAAAGAGTATTGAAGTAGATTCTAATAGAATTAAAGATATTGTTCAGAATAAAAATGCAAATAATATTGCTGAAAATGAAAGAAGTAAAAGGG